AAGGACATTAAAAGTCGAGTCTGACAGATCGTCAAACATTTCTCCCTCTTCTTCTTCTTCCATAACAAAAGAACTTGGGAGTAATTGTACTGGGAAGTTAGCCCCTCCTAAACTTTCCAGTGACAAAGGTTTATGTAATTCAAAACCCTGTGCTCCATTCACAAACCATAAGATCTTAACAGAGCTAGACACAGTATTTGCTGCCAATAGTGGATTGACAACTGTAATTCCAAAAGTTCCAATACTACCAGAATACGGATTTTCGAATTCCGCATATGGGTTTAAGAACGTAAAAGGAACAGTTATCGTAAACTCATTTGATTCTCTGATATCAACAACTTGTTGGAATAGATACTGTCTCTGGGCTTTTGTGGGGGTCGCTGCATTAACTCCTGGTGCAAACCAGAAACACAAGCGACCAGAATGAAACTTTGTCTTTACAATATGGAACTTGAAAGATACATCACCCTTCCATTGCGTAAAGAACCGCGAGAAATACGAAAGGGGTGTATTTGCAAAGACTTCGTAGTCATTCGTACCATCATTGGCAACTTCCTCAACACAAAATGTTCTCGGGGTCACCTCGGCCGAACTCAACAAAGCATCAACTGCATCTGTTGTTGCCCAGCTAACCGACTTCCAATAAGACTCTCGCCCCAACACATAGTCCAAGGCTAATTCATCGATATCAGTACCTGCATAACCAGGAAGAACTTGCACCTGATTATCTGTAAAGAGACCCAATTTCAGTGAATTATCAACACTGTTGCAATTATTGGATCCAAAGAATGCTGAAGAAACAATTCTTTTACAATGTTCTGATGCTGATGGATTAGACCAACCAAATGCAGAGGCTACATTCGCACCAATGTTTGAGAACCAAGCTACTGGCCGGGCAATACCAGATAATAGGGGTACATCTGATAGAATTGTTGCTACTTTTCCAACAGTGCCCAATATGGCACTAATTGGTCCACTAGCAGCAGCAGATAGCTCGGTTTCTCCAACACTCCCACCACCACGTCCTTTCTTCGTTTTCAATGATTGAGACATTGTAGGATAAACGAACTCCACGTCTTTCAATTTGAACCAAACATTCACAGATATTGCCGCTGGGCCATTGGGCAAAACAATAGGGCTGAGCACCGTGATATATGCTCTAGCCCAATCGTCTGCGAGTGTCCGTGTCACATTGTTGTAATAACCGTTCATATGTACATAGGGAATTTCAATTGAACATTCACTGCATGAATTTATGTCATAAACCACAGAGGGCAGTTGGCTCCTAGAAACCAAATGCGAGGTTTGGCTATACATAGCAGGTTTATTCAAAGGGATTGGAAAATAGTTCAACATCAACGCTCCTTGATCGAAGGGTTGTGCATTCACTTGAACTGTCATTACAACGGTCGCTCTTATACCAAGAAAACCCCGCAACTTATCAGACAAGTTAGCATAGTTTGTCAAGACATCGTATGGTATCTGATAAGCAGCCAAATCTGCATTAGCCGCGGTTGCTGTACTCCAGCTTAATACCTCGTGCAAATATGGTCGCTCTAAGATTTCTCGCAAACTGTGCTCTCTCTGATCTATCATTGACGCCTTCAAACTCAAATCTATTGGTTTCATTTCCTCACGAGCAACTTCGTGAGGTGGCCTTTCATCACTAAATGTGACTAATCCTTCTGTATGTACAACTGGTGCGCCCGCTTCGGGCATTGGGGAAGATTTTGCAGCAAGCCAAATTCTTTCTGAACGCGCTAGCTCAGGCAACGTTCAGGCACCGTGCTGCCCTGGATATTGGTGTTTCTCCGAGCCATCCTGGGCGGTAAGTATAAAAATACAAGCCCCTTCTCATTGCACGCATAACCACTGAATCTTATTATACACGGAATTTACAAATACAGGGAAGATCATGCAACTCCCACCGCAATAGTGCAAATGCCTTAGCAATTGTCCTACATTGGTGTGAATACTTCTGGGTATATACACTGTCCGGGGGGGCAAATCCCATCATCCGCTAAAGCCCAAATGAGCAGTTTTAAAGTCATACTCAGGACGGGATGGTGAACTACCACCAAGTCACAAGAGCACACTGCCTCTCTTGGAGGAGCTGGTACTCAGTGACCAATGGCATGTAGTTCAACTCATACCTAGACGCTTCAATCATTTTCGGGGCCCACTCATTAAAAACCTCCTCTTTATGCAGGGAAAGTTCACCGAGAGCGGCTTCAAGATTGTCAACTGTTTTCCCTAACTCATTCACATCCTTATGATACCAATATGGTAATTCAAGAACTGACACCATATCAAGGGGAGCTAAACAACGTCCCAACTTCTCATCAAAGCGAAATTGTCTTTTCAGGTATGTGATCTCACTAATATCCCTATAAGGACGAATTTCACCTGATTTAGTTTCATCGGTATAAATGAAGCCATACTTTAACATAGCATCAGGTAGAGTGTTTTGATTGAAGAATTCCGCCGCATAATCTGAAATGTTCAAAATGTTATCGTCACCGAAAACATTAGCATAGACATGCTTAAAGAAATCTTCCAAACCGTCCATTCCTTTAGGGTTAAGATCCACCCAACACAACATCAATAGAATCAAATTGTGCAAACAATTGATAATTGTTGTGAAAGGATGCCCGGAAGGTAATTTCCCGAACCATTCATAGATCGTCCCGCCGCTTACATGGATTGAGTAAATCATGTCAGCGAATAACGTTCTACGAACTCGAGCGTTTTCTTCACCATCATTGAACCAGGTGTTTATCATGTCACAAATTGCCCACAAAATTTCAACAATATGACAAGTGTCAAAACCTTTGTAGTCACCGGCAAGGGTTTTTTCACCCATTGACTTCATCTTCCGAAATAGGACATCCCACTCCGTTGAATAACAATTGATTCCGACACCACACATGTTGATAATTTTGTTCTTCATCAGCCATACCGAAAAAGGGCCAAAATATTTCCGCCATAATATCAAATATTCGAAATTACAAGCAGAAAAAATCCTGGTTGAACCATCTTGAACCTTTGCCATCTTTCTCAATTCGTCTTTAAGTGAATCGACAAAGACAACTTCTCCTCGTTTGCATTCACGAGCGAGATTCTCTAATTCCTCAACTTTCTTTTTAATAGCTAAGAAATTTGGATTCTTGAGGTCATAACGGTCTCCCTTTCCAAGCCAAAATGTTTTTCCTGGAAAACCTTTTCGTTTTCGCATTTCACTGGGCAACACGTGAGGAAAGCCGGGAGAAGTGTTTCTTGCTATTGCATTCCAATGGTCTAGACCATCTACTCCTTCAACAGCTTCCTCAATTGTCATTGTGAATGGTTTTTCGGTTGTTGAAACATTCATTAAATGACTCAGAAGAGCTTGTGAGATAATTTTAACTTTTCTAGGTTCTACGTGCGTCGGTTGGCGCCCATAAAGAGCAATACCCTTGCGACGGGGATCAACCAAATTTCCAGCCGCATCTTTAAACCTAGACAAACGTGATGGTGCTCTCATAGCCGGGCCCCATTTTCCGTACAGCGCACTTTTTCGAATTGAAGTATCGCGACTAGCATATACTTCTTCTTCCAGAACTTTATGTACTGTAAATACACCTTCAGCTGGAGGCTCCGGCATTTTTCCCGTTGACAAACATTGGGCATGGAGCTCATCGTATTTGTAGGGCACCGTTCGCTTCATTTCTTGTGGCCATTGTTTTAAAACATCAACCACGTCTTCACGAGTTATGGCTACAGATATTCCTATACCTTTTTCAGTACCAGCCACATGAAGGCCAATGAATTTTCCCTCACCAATCGATTTATCGACGACTGCGAGTAATCCACCACAATCTCCATCTGCCGTACAAGCCCAATATTGGTAGCCTTTTCGAACATAATATTCAACCTCCTTTTCGCCTTGTTCTTGGAGAACACTAACAGGTTTATCAATTGGTTTTACATCATGCAACAATGCGAAGGGGTTCCCATCCTCATTAGGTAACATGAGTTTCGCAAAGATACTTTTCCTTTTTTCCATCACCGAAAGTGGAACAAACTTGTCCACTATCGATTTCGCGTCGGGAAAATATCTCGGTAAACAAATGCTAACCATGTCATTCTCCTCAAAGGAAGGAATATCCTTGTAATCCAGCAGATTTTGGAGAGGCAACTTTAGATCAAGCTTAGTATACCGATTTTTAAGTATTAATTCGGTATCCTTCTTCCAATCCCCTTTCTCAATTTTGTGTATGGCATATAACACATAGTGTTTTGGCACTAATGCGATTCTGCCAACCAGGGACAAGACATATCCCGCTTTGAGAGGATTATCTGGGTAGTACATGCGATATATATTGTGGGCACATGCTGACGCACATACTTGATCACAATTGATATCTGCACCACCTTGTGATACGAGGCGATTTTTATCTTTATTGCGAATCGCTCTCGTTTGTTTCTTTTTAGAACCACGTGAGCGTTCACCGGATTCACCACCAACGTTTTCAGACAGGAATTGGTCATCATCATCTTCTTCCTCATCTTCGCCAGTAAACCATTTCCAGATTCCATAAACTGTTCCAAAAACAGTTAGACTGGTCACAACCCCGGCGAGGATTTTGAGAACACCGTATTTTTGGTCTAGTTCAATAAACTTTGCTTTTATTCTCCCAAACCAGGAAGAGACTTTCTTTGCTATTGTAGCAGTTCGCTCAGAAGCCTCTTTTGTACATTTAAACGCTTTCTTTCGGGCGGCAATTCTCTCGATACTCCCTTCAGGAAAATCGTGAGCACGCCACATTTTGAGATACCCGCGTTTTACAGCGGGCAAACCTCCTAATTCGTATGCGTTAATGAACGGTTTTGGATTCAACTCAAACAGAGTATCAAACCAGATGCTATTTGGGATATCTTCATGCCTATCCAAATGTGGCAAGCTACTCGGATTAAACAATGACTCCGCTAGGAATTTCTCTGTATCTCCAATTTCGAAGTTGCCGTTTGTAATATCATCGAACCAATCGACAGAAGTAATGAATGAAGACGATGCTTCCTCGAAAACTGGGTCCATTTCGATATTTATTGGGTCCTCGAAATTCGACTCATATTCTTCCAAACATTCTTCAGTTGCCGGTCGGCCATAGAACAATTGTTCAGTTTGATCTCTTGCAAATCGTCTATGGTCTTTTCCAGGATCAGACAACCCTTGGGACTTGAAATGTTCTCCAGGTTGAAGAATCTTAGAGAAATCAATATTCTCTAAAACTTCCAGCATATGATGAGTTCCAGTTTCGGGTTTATAACTTTCAACCCTCTGGTCCTCAATGCCTTCAGTTTTCTTCCGGACATCTAAGATATCTGTGACCACTTTGTTACAATATTTTGTGTACTTATCAGAAACTTCGGCTCTTTCCATCCTTAGATCAGCTAAATTTTGTACAACTTGACTGAAAGTATGGAGTTCACCTGTAGCTGAACCTTTGCCTCCGTTTCCGGTACGGTAAGAATACACAGCAAAGTCATACACATCTGGACTGAACTCTTTCTTGGCAATCACGGGATGATCTTTATTAAATCTCCATGACGCCCGATCATGAGCTTTGAAACTTTTATCATGAGTATCAACATAATCTATTTTTGGATATACAATATACGAGAAATCGAAACGCCTCGTAACTGCTTCCGCATAATTGATGCTTGCTATTTGATTCTCAAATTCCAAAGTATTCGATGAAAGGATCAAGAATTCTGATGTAAAATCTAAATTCCCTTTGTCCAACAGGTTCGCTGAATGGACAATATGGGGAAAGATGTTTCCACATCGAATAACATCTGAATATTCTGTATCCTTAACTCCAGCCACATCCTTATGTTGGCCGAAATCATCGATAAAAACAGCTCTTTCCTGTTTGTAATTATCCCAATACTCATGCTCAGGTTCTCTCGCATATAAATGAGTCTTCCAATCTTTGACGAGATCAGGCCACTCCTCACGAGGTATAGTTTTTGCTATAGCTGATAAAATCAGCGGAATTAGCAACCAACTTTTCCCTACACCAGGTGCTCCACTAAATAGAGCAACAACTGGTTCCATGCGAGGACCGCAGCTTGAAAGATTAACTCCAAAGAATTTCTCTTGGAGTTTTCTCATTAACCCTAGATTTTCCCTAATGACCGAAGCCACATGGGTAAATTCACGGTCACGACTCTTTCGCTGCAATAAGGTTTCTCCCTCCTTAATGATTTTGAGCACACGATCTGAATTTGTTGAGCAGACTCTGAGTTTACCTCGATAACCTTCTTCATAGATGATCATAACTTTTTCACACCAGGCGGAAATTACTGGTTCACTAGCGTCTGACCAGGCTTTCATTGGCAAACCAAGGAACTGAACTCGAACTGCGTTCACCATCTTTCCAAGAATATCTACCAACCAGGTCACTAGAGTTGATGACCCTTCAAAAGCTTGAGGAATCTTGGAGACCCGAGTTAAAAACATATCAATGTTTTTATCTGTCAGTTTCGCTGAACAAGAATACATTGATAGAAAACTCAGACCAACTTTGAGAAGGTCACCAACCATAGAATCTTTCACACTTTGAGCACGAAATGGATCGTAATCCTCAAATGTCTCTACATTTTCAACAGGTTTCGGTGTAAACCACCTGCTTTTGAGACTTGAAATGCTCTCTTGAAATTGGGACTTCAGTGAAGCTGGACAAAAGTAGACAAGACCTAATGCTGACATTGTAAACATTGTCATCATTTTTGTTGAAATACCATGTTGGTACATTGTCATACCAGACGTCAATAATCCTAATAATGGTAATACAACACAGGCGACGTCCTTAACTTCTTTTAATCCTTCAGCAACGGCATTAAACCCGTCGGTAAAACTAGGGTCAAAATGTACTTTATGATTGACTTGAGCTGACAGCTTCGTCATCATTTCTTCTAATGCTGCCGTTGTCTCTGGCGTCATGTTTACGTCATGTTCGACCTTAACACTCCCTTCGCCAGAAAGTAGGGAAAATAATTTTTGAGCTTTGTCCATAGCTCCCTGAGCCCTAAACTTTTCTGCTCGAGATTTCTTTATTTCCTCCTGCTTTTTCTTCAGAGCTAACTTCTCCGCCCTCTGCTCACGCAATGATGCAAGAACCTTCGAATATGAAAACGGTTTCTTGTCACCACGCATTTGAGAATAGTAACGATCATATTTCATCCAGAAAACATAATCGCCTAAGAAAAGATGTAAATCTTCTCTAAGTCGAATTCTGTTCTCTCGATCTTGAAAACAATAATCGGAGACTTTCCTCTGAACTGGGCTAATAGGTATTAAA